TGCATATGTAGCACATACCGCCAGCAGAGCGCAGTAATACACCAGTACTAAAGACGACCCTTTGCCCCCCCACCCTGTCACCCTATCGAGGGGGGCTTGGATGAATTTTTCCTTAGTTTTCAGGCTGATGTAATTTTTCCTTGATTTTTAGCCTGGTGCTTATTTGCGATAGGCACTAGTGTGTATTAGATGCTGTAGGACAAATGGCATTTATTGTCCTGTGGACAAAACCTAGTTGGTGGACGAACTATGGCACTCACTAAAAAAAGTGATTAGATCTCGTTAGAGATGCAGCACCTTGTTTATCTAACCTGACCGACAATTGTTAGTTGTTGGCTCCACCTGTATGGCCCTGTTCGCTGTCTGGCTACTGGAAGTCCTGATGGATGCGGTACGTTTATCCCACTTGGTAAGCTGCCTGCCTTGTGGAGGGCTGAGTGATGGCCCCAACTGAACTATGCCACAAATAATTGTTGTGTGCAATGCTTGCATCGTGATAGCATATGTTCGCACTTCAAAAAGGAGATAACAGATGGAAGCTGCTAAAGCAGGTGGGAACCTGCGCAAAAATACCCGCAAAGAAAAAGAGTCACATCCTGATCTAACAGGTAAGTGGACAGACCAATCTGGTCAACAGTTCTGGTTGTCGGCATGGCGCAATGTTGATGCAAAGACTGGCAACGTCTGGTTCAGCTTGAAGCTTGGCGATCCTGTTGAACAACAATCTGGCAGTTATGAATCCAAGAAGCCTGCTCTTGTACAGAAACCTGTATCTAAGAGCTTTGCTGACATGGATGACGACATACCTTTTAATTAGAACGGGTCTATAATGGTTGTATTGCCAGCACAGGAATACAACATGATTCGTTCTAAAGAGTGTTTTAAGTGCAAGACCATCATGCCGTTAAGCGAGTTCTATAAGCACAGCGCAATGGGTGATGGTCACCTTAACAAATGCAAAGGATGCGCCAAAGATGATGCTACAGCCCACAGGAATAAGAATCTTGAAAAGATTCGAGCCTATGATCGTGAAAGAGCGAAAGTTCCAGAGAGGTCAAAAGCAGCTCAAGAAATTTCTTCCGCATGGAGAAAAGCAGACAGTCGTCGTACTAGATCACATAATGCAGTTGCCAGAGCCATTAGAAAAGGGAGTCTTGTACGTAGTCCCTGCGTTAGATGCGGAGAAACAAAATCATTCGCTCATCACGAGGATTACGATAAGCCTTTGGAAGTTGTTTGGCTTTGTCAACCTTGCCATAACCAAAGGCACAAAGAAATTAATCTTTTCTTGAAAGGACTCACATGAAAAAAGCTTTGATCGGCATCTGGTTAGCCGCCTCTACCCTTACCGTATGGGCATCTTGCGTGACCCATTCTGTGTATGCAAATGGTAAGTACGTCACTTGCACGACCTGTTGCTATGGCAACAACTGCAATACCAACTGCTTTTGATGGTTGACAAGGTAGAAAAGAAGACAAACGGCACTTACCCCTCCGTAAAAGGATGGGGTGGTGTTCGTAATGTCGTCCAGCGTATTGAGAGATCGCAAACCATTGTTGCCAACCGTGAAGCTGTGGCTTATAGCCTGCTCACCATGGCAAACACCAAGATCACTGACATCATGGAATGGGATGACTCTGGCAATGTGCGAGTCAAAGCCAGCAGCAAGATCCCTGAGCATGCTCTGCAATCAATCAAGAAGATCAGTCAACGAGTAGACAAAGAAGGCAACGCAGTTATTGACATTGAACTGTTTGACAAGGTTCAAGTGTTGCGCATACTGGCAAAAGCCTCTGGTCTGCTGGATACGCCAGATGATGGACAAAAGCCGTCTGTCATTGGCATCAATATGAAAGCACCCGATGTGCAGGACATTGAATGACAAAACATAAAGAGCAGAGTTCAAAAGCAGTGCCAATGGCTGGCATTGATTTGGACTTCAGCAAGTCGCCTGTAATCTACGATTTCATCCAAAACAACGACTTTGTCCAAGGAATCATGGGGCCAGTAGGCAGTGGCAAGTCCTATGGCTGTGCTGCCAAGATCATGGTCAAGGCTGTCCAGCAAGCACCCAGTCCTGTTGACGGAATCAGGTACTCCCGCTGGGCTGTGGTCAGGAATAGCTACCCCATGCTCAAGACCACCACCATCAAAACGTGGTTGGATCTGTTTCCTGAAGGCACATTTGGCCCGATGCTGTGGACACCTCCCATTACCCACCACATCAGACTGCCTGCTCGTGGGGATGCCGCTGGTATTGACTGCGAAGTGATCTTTTTGGCTCTTGATCAACCCAAAGATGTGCGCAAACTGCTGTCGCTGGAACTGACTGGCGCTTGGGTGAACGAGGCAAGGGAGTTGCCCAAGGCTGTGATCGATGGATTGACTCACCGTGTCGGACGATACCCAACTAAGCGGGATGGCGGTGCGTCTTGGTCTGGTATTTGGATGGATACCAATCCGATGGACGATGACCATTGGTGGCACAGGATGGCAGAGAAGGAAAAACTGACTGGCAAGTTTGCTTGGAAGTTTTGGAGACAGCCAGGCGGCGTAATCGAGGTCAACACCGATGACTTGCCTGAGTTTCCCGAAGCCAATGATCACATTTTCAGTGCTGGCAAGTGGTGGAAGATCAACCAAAAAGCCGAAAACATCAACAATCTACCCGCTGGCTACTACTTGCAAATGCTGGGTGGCAAGAATCTAGACTGGATCAAGTGCTATGCGGGTGGCGAGTACACCTACGTCCAAGAAGGTCGACCAGTCTGGCCTGAGTATGAGGACAGCACCATGTCTGGCGACACCGAAATTGACATGACCGTGCCAATTCAGGTCGGATTGGACTTTGGTTTGACTCCAGCAGCCACCATTGGACAGCGTTTGCCCAACGGAAGATGGCTGATCCACCAAGAAATCGTCACTTTTGACATGGGACTGGAGCGTTTTGGCACTCAACTGCTGGCTGAACTGAACGCAAGATACCCCAATCACCAAGTAATGATCTGGGGTGACCCCGCTGGTATGGCACGAGATGCTATCTATGAGGTAACAGCCTTTGATTTCTTGCGAACCCTTGGCCTAAAAGCCCAGCCAACCGCCAGCAATGACTTCAAAGTACGCCGAGAAGCATCTGCCGCACCAATGCAAAGGCTGATCAGTGGCAAGCCTGGCTTGATTGTCAACCGAGAATGCAAGCTTTTGCGCAAGGCGCTAGCAGGTGGATATCACTTCAAGCGCATTGCCGTTGGCGCAGGACACGAGCGGTTCCGAGATGCCCCAAACAAGAACGAACACTCGCACATTGGCGATTCCTTTGGTTATTTAATGCTTGGCGGTGGCGAATATAACCGCATGACCCGCAGTCCAACCTATGGCGCAAGACCCTTGGGTCAGCAAATGAACGCCAGTACCGACTTTGATGTGTTCACATAAGCTATCACGCTGATAGCATAGTATTGCTTTTGCTTTTGGAGCGCATAGAATTGGCGCATGATTGAGTCTGTAGCACACTTTTTCTCTGATGGCTTGTATGCCAAGGAGATCCGTCTGCCACAAGATCATTTCATACTTCAACACAAACACATTTATGACCACATGAGCATCCTTGCTGAGGGCTGGGTGGTTGTAAAAGTGGATGGCATTGAGATTGAATACCATGCGCCAGCTTGCATCAACATTGCGGCTGGTAAGAATCATGAAGTGATTGCGGTAACTGACAGTGTGTGGTATTGCATCCATGCAACCGAAGAAACCGATGCCGAAAAAGTTGACCAAGTTTTAATAAGGAGTTAGTTATGCCATTAATTGCATTTGCCGTTCTTGCAGGATCTGCCTACACTGCCAATGAAGGTCGCAAGGCTCGCAGAGATGCTGAAAATCAGCAAGCAAAAGCTCTTTTGCAACAGCAATCAGATGCCGCAGCAATGCGAGCAGAACTTGCAAAGCAGACTCTTGAATACTCCAAGCAAGGTGCTTCTCTTGAAGAGCAGGCCAAGCTTGCAAAGCAACAATTCGAAACCGCTCAGTTGCAATACGGTGAGAACAAAGCAGCAATGGAAGCAAAGGCTAAAGAAGTACAAGCAGCCGCTGAAGAAGAGCGCCGCAAGGCCGCTGCCGCTGAAGCATCTGCACTGAAGGCTCGCACTCGTGGTGGTCGTAGATCTTTGTTGTCTCAAGAGCGCATGGATTCTGAGCTTGGCATTGGCTCAACAACCCTTGGCTCTGGAATGATGGTGCAGTAATGGCAACGATGTATCAAAAAAGGATGGCTGCAAGACGCAGTACATCTGATATTAACAGGCTGGTCAAGCAGTACCAGTCCAGTGTGGACGCAATGACTGGTGAATACCAAACCGCTTTTACTGGCTACCAAGCTGAGGCTCTTGCAAAGATGAAGCCGTTTGAAGAGGCATCTGCAAAATACAGCAAAGAACTTGCTGACTACACCTCAAATGTGGCGACACCATACAAGACGGCGCTCAGTGAGTATCAGAAAAATAGCGAAAAATATTTGGCTGAATTGACTGAAATTGCGTCTGGAGCAAGAGACAGGATTGCAGCATCTCAAAAGTTCACTTATAAAGATAAAGGTTCGACATACATTGACTATAGATTTATCAATCCATTTACTGGAGCAGTTGTTCCGTACCGTGCAGATTTGTTTACAGATCCTAATAAATACGGATTCTCAGAAGTTTTAAGTCCAGTTGAAATTGGTCAACGTGGGACAAGCAATTATTT